GCTCTAAAAGAAAAACTTTTTTAATTTATGGAAAACAACATCACAAAAGTATTGAGAGAAGCAACCAAGGATATCCTTACAGAGGACGTTCTTAAGGAAATCGAAGCTGCGTTTGATAGCACAGTTAACGAAAGAGTTCAACTTCATGTTGAAAAGGCTCTCACCGAACAAGATGCTGATTATTCCAAGAAACTCGAGACTTTAGTAGAAGCAATTGATACAGATCATACCAACAAGCTTAAGAAGGTTGTTGATGCTATTGATACTGATCGTGCTGAAAAACTAAAAACAATTGTTGAGAAGTATGAAACAGCTCTTAAAAAAGAAGCTTCTGCTTTTAAGACAAGCATGGTAGATCAAGTTAGTAAATATCTTGACATTTACCTTGAAGAAAAACTTCCTTTAACTGATGTTAAGGAAGCTGTGAAGAACAAGAGAGCTATGACGGTTCTCGAAGGTCTTCGCGCTGATCTATCCGTCGATATGGTGCTTGCGAAAGATAATATTCGCGATGCTATTGTTGATGGTAAGACAAAAATAGATGAAGCTGCCAAGCAGCTTGAAGCCGCTAATAAGCAGGTTGAGAAGTTATCTGATGAAAATCGTAAGATGCTCGCTGATCTCATTCTAGAGAAGAAAATATCTACTCTAGAGGATGATAAGAAAGTATATATGAAAAAAATGCTCGGAAATAAAACCCCTGAGTTTATCAAGGAAAACTTCGATTACACACTCAAATTATTTGAGAAAACTGAAGAAGAGCGGCTTGCAAATCTAAAAACTGAAGCAGTTGCTGAAACAGTCACCTCTGAGGTTGACCGTCCAGTAATTGAAGAAAAAGTTGAAGCTCCTGAACAAACCGATTCAAAATTCGGATTGTACATGACAGAGCTTAGCAAATACTAATTTTTCTAAGATTTGTTAAGGAATTAATTTCCTGAATAGTTTATATCAATGGTCGACATTTTATTTTGTTAAGGATTTATAATAAATGGCTAAACAAATTCGTCCTACACAGGCTTACATCGATGAATCACGCGCTAAGGTATTGCTCGAGAAGTGGGGTCCAGTATTGGATTACTCTTCGGACAATGTCCGCGCAATCGAAGATGATCATACACGCTTAAACACTGCTATTCTTTTGGAAAACCAAGAGAAATGGTGTGTTGAAGCTTATGGTGGAAACTCAACTAACACTGCCGGTTACGGTTCTGTTGGTGCAGGTTCTAATAGCGTATTTGGTTCTATCAACGCAGGTGGTACCGGTGGAGCATTCCCCGGTTCTCCTAACGATGCATATGCACCAAATGATGCTCGTCTCCCTAAGATTCTAATCCCGATGATTCGCCGTACGTTCCCTGAGTTGATCACCAACGAAATCGTTGGCGTTCAGCCCATGAGCGGTCCAGTAGGTCTTGCTTTTGCTCTCCGTTATAGATACGAAGGTTCTGCACTCGGCTCGCAGCTGAACGATGGTGACGCTGCTCCTAACGTTAGTGGTGACACTAGCGGTTGGACAAAAAAAAGCCGATGGTGCTGAACTTGGTTACCAGTATCTTGATTCTAGATTCACTGGCGCTTCTGCCTCGGCTCTTTCGGGCTTAGGAACTGGAAGTGACTTTGAAATCTTAGGTCAAGATCAGGGTGTAGCTGCACTGCTTTCGCAGTTCGAGCTATCCTCCAAGATTCCTCAGATTGTCGTTTCTTTCGAAAAGACAGCTGTTGAAGCTGGTACACGTAGACTCGCTGCTCGTTGGTAGGTTGAATTAGAGCAGGATCTCAAGAATATGAATGGCATCGATATCGATACCGAACTCACTAACGCTATGTCGTATGAGTTGCAGGCCGAAATCGATCGCGAAATGATTATTCGAATGATCCAAACAGCTCTAAACGCTGGCTACGGCACTGGGTTCTCCGTATGGTCACCAATCTCGGCCGACGGCCGTTGGTTGGTTGAACGTAATCGTGACTTCTATCAGAGACTAATCGTCGAAGCTAATCGTATTGCTGTCCGTAATCGCCGTGGTGCTGCTAACTTTGTAGTTGCTACACCTCGCGTTTGCGCAATCTTGGAAATGCTCCCTGAGTTTCAGTGGGTACCAGTCCAGGGTAACGTCAATACACAGCCCGTCGGTGTTGCAAAAGTAGGCTCATTGGGTGGCAGGTTTAACGTTTATCGCGATACACGTACAGAAGCGCAAGCCGAAGCTACAACAGGGAATTTCCCTGCTGGTGCTACACGCGCAACACGCTTAGAGTACGCCCTCCTTGGTTACAAGGGTCCTGAATTTTACGACACTGGTATCATCTATTGTCCGTATATTCCGGTAATGGTTCAGAGAACTATTGGTCCTAACGATTTCTCCCCTCGTGTTGGTCTATTAACCCGTTATGGCGTTGTAGATAACATCTTTGGAGCAAATCTTTACTACCACGTAATTATTCTGAAGAATCTCGGTACAGCGTTCACACCTGGAACACAATCTGTCTACTTCTAAGAAGTAGTCGGGATTAATAAA